ATTTAAGGCGTTATGGATTAATCCTAGTTAAAAAGAACCCTCGCCGTAAAGATCGTTTACAATAGAAGAGCATCAAAAAACCACACCATTGACAAATACAAAGGCTGGCTGTGTAGATACTCTTTCTGCATAAGTAGTCTTGGATAGGAGGTTCTATGATGAACAAAAAACTAACAACAGTCTGCATAATCTTAACCCTTGCAGGATGTACAGCTTCTACTGCAACAGCAAGCAAGTTAGCACCACCTGTAATGAACAAGCCGGCAGAAGTAGTAAAAGAAGTTAGTGTAAAAGCAGATCTAGTAAAGTCTACAAAGATTAACAAGAACACTGCTCAAATGAAAAAAGTAATAAAGTACTTGAAAACCAGAGTTGGTAAAACATCTTACGTGTTTTCAGGATCTAGTCCCCGTGGATGGGACTGCTCAGGTCTAGTACGCTGGACTTATAAACGATTTGGTATAGAACTACCACATTCAGCAAACAAGCAAGGTCACATAGGTAAAAGGGTTTCTATCCCTAAGCCTGGGGACATTGTAGTATTTGCTTATAATGGGTCGACCAATTTCTATCATTCCGGTATCTATATTGGTAATGGAAAAATTATTAACGCACACTATGGTGCAGATTCTACGATTATACAACCATTGACAGATTACTCATCTAATCAGATTAGGTTTGTAAGGGTTATAGAAACTAAGTAAAAGAGAAAGCCCCTGGCAAAGACCAGGGGCTTTTTCTATACAGCTATTTACTGATTGTCCTTTATGAGTTTGATCTCACAAGCGTCTGTGGTGCAATAAGCTTCACCAATAGCGTCTGAAGCCATACCAGCGTATACCCCAGCAAAATCAATTGGAAAAAGTTGCAACGCATAGCTGTTGTATTCTTCCTCTGTAATTTGTGTGTAAGGCATTTGAGGGTAAGTCATATTGCCTGAAGGCAAGAACGACACAGTCTTTAACTGACCATCGTACATATGAAGTACAGACTCCACGTGTTTAGCTTCTGTCTCAGGGTCGAACGAGATAGTCACAGATACAGAGTTATCTGACCAGTAACGCTGAGCAGTTGCAGCAAGTGCCATCTTTTCAAAGATAGTTACGTCACGCTCTGCACGTTCTGCATCTGATTTGATTGGGAAGTAAACAACAGTTGTGTGATCTGGGTTAGACATATCTGGCTCAACTTTGTAATTAGCCATCTTAAACAACGCCAACATAGGGTCATCGTTTCCAAAACGAATTGCACGATTAAAGAACTTACCACCTGGAGTCCAGTGGACACCTGGAGACTCGCCAGCTAGAATAGAGACAGTACCAGATGGTTTCACAGTTGTGGTCTTGATTGACTCACGAATACCTAGCCACTCAGAGTAAGTAGTATCATATTTCTTTACTACCTCGTAACCTTCATCCATCCAAGTACGTAGCTCTGGCAACCCTTTACGATCAGCAAAGTTTGCTACACCTGACATAGATGTTCCAATACGCCTATTACGTTGCATAATAGCATTGGTTTCTTCCCAGTGGGTAGGCAACAATGTAACAGTCTTAGCGTAAAGATAGGCAAACTTAAGAGTGCGCTTGTAGTCTTCTAGGCTATCGTGACGGTTTAGGTATGTTTCAACAAGAGTACACATTTCGTAGCTCTCCAAAGACTGCTCTGCGCAAGGGTTGTAGCCCATAATGCGATGGTCTTTGTTGTTAATTGGATCGCCTAGACGACCATACGCTTTTGACACATCTTCCCAGATAACGCCTGGCTCACCATTTAGAATGATCCCATCGACAATTTTAGAGAAGTCTGTGCCGACATTGACCATCACAGAGTTGTTTGACATCCATCCCCAACCTGGGTTCTCAGAATCATAAGAGTTACGCTCAGGGAACTTTTCGGCGTTCTTTAGGTTTAGGAAGTTCTCGTCATCAATGCGACCAATGAGTAGCTCAGCTGAACGACGAACATTTCCAGAAACTACACACTTACCAATTAGGTTACCAATATCTGCAATATCAACAGTAGTTAGAAGGCTACCGGCACGACCATCAAAAATTCCACGAATCTTGTTGTGGAGTTCAATCAGTGGATCTGGACCAGAGGCAGTTCCACCAAAGGTTGCAATTGGTGCACCATAAGGACGGATCTCGCTGTAATCAAACTCTAGGCTTGGTTGTTCTGGCTTTAAGTATGAGTTGATTAGGGCAACAGTTGCTTCCTGCCAACCTTCACGAGTATCTGGGATAACGTAGGTTTGAATAGCACCTGGGGTGTAAATTTCAAACCCCTTATCAGCACCCTTGTCATCAAATCCAACACCCACACCTAGCATTGACGCTTCCATAAGGAATGCAAATGGCTTACCTGGGTTCTGCTTAGTCATTTCCAGGGTAGACACAAACGCACAGTTTTGTAGTGCAGCCGAGTTACGCTGGTCATTTACTAATGGAGTTCCCATAACCCACAGTCCACGACCAGGGGGAGTCCACTTTAGGTTAAACAAACGATCGAACGCTTCTTTGGCACTAGCAGCGGCTTTTGCATCGCTCCATGGCAAACGGTTCTGCTTTGCATGGTCTTTCTGCAAGGAGTACATACCGTTGATAACACGCTCACATACCTCTGCCCAAGTTTCCTTAGTTCCATCTTCTTTCTTACGAGAGTAGGTACGTAAGAATGTGATTTCACCTACAGAGTTACCAGCTACGTCTGAATAGCCAAAAGGGGCTTTCTTGGTTTTGTAAACGGAGACAAACTCTTCGGATAGTTTAAAGGAAAAAATGGTCATAGTGACTCTCAATCGTTAATAAGGGGGGTATTTGCTGTTTAGGAAGAATACTAGTGTACACGATGAAGGGTGCTTTGTCTAATCGCACATAAAACTATTTTTTTGTATGTATTAACTCAAAAATAGTGTGGACCATGTTTCAAGGTCTGTAATACACTGTTATCAGATAACAACTATTCTATTGAATCACGTATAATCTTGTTGGTTTGATCTGCATTTATGGTGTTAGGCATCTCCCTAAGTGCTTGTGCACGGTCACCAAATATGGCAGATAAAACACCACCACTAGAGGAGCGCTCAGCAGTAATCCTGACGAACTCCTTGTTCTCATCAAGTTCCTTCATTGACTTAACTAGCTTCATCAAACGATCCACCTCTTGTGACACATTTGGATCTGCATAACCACCATTCAATTCCTCTGCAAACCGCATAAATGCTACCCTCTGACCCTGCATCTCTATGATTGCAGTTAGCAGAGATTTGAGTTGATCTTTAGTTTTTACCTCTACTGGTAGGTTGAATGCGCAGGTGTTATCTTCCTTAAATGCAGGGCAATTTGCAGCAACAAAACAGGTGTTGCACTGCCTTAAACTGGTGCTGTTTGACTTAACAACTGGTACGTCTTTTAGTATGTCAATACCGTTTTCTGTTTCTATTACAGTCTTGTATTCATACCCAAAAACAGGCATAGAACTGACCTCAGAAGGGTCTCTTTGTACCACCTCAGTGCGTTCTTTTTTGAGATCTATTTCATCACTGTTATTAGAACTATACCCCCCCATTTGCATCAAACCTGTGTATAGTGTATCGTCACTGTTATCAGATACTAGTGGGGTTTTTTTACCACCTTGAATAACTTTTAGCTCTGGTTTGTCTTTGTCCATTGTTTTCTCTAACTGTAAATAAGACCAAATTGCGACTTTGGTGGCTTCTAATGTGTCATCTTCTACAAACTTTTTAAAATCTAATCCAGCTTTTTCTACTATGTTCTTGTACCTGGTTCTAGCTTGAGCCTTCATTTTTTTAGGGTATCTAACTAGTTTACTATTATCCCACACAATTGTCTCTCCTCTTCTCATTGGAGTTAGCCAGGATAGTGTGCTGGCACTAGAAAAAGGTATTTGACGTAAATTGTCTGGTTTGACCGTAGCAAGGGCGTGGAAAGATACCTGGTAGTTTTGTTGTAGTCTTCTTGTAATGGCTGCTAGCGACGTTACAGCCTCGATTTCGGTACCTGGAATGGCTATGTTAGAGTACTCTTTTGCCCACTCTTCTAAAACTATTGTTTTATAGCTTTCGTGCCACACAACCCATAATTTAGGATCTCCTTGATATACTGCCCTATTTTGATTAATTGCTGGCAGTCCTAGTACTTGGCTATCAAACTCTGTAAACCCCTCAATACGGGCGTAATTGTTAGCAATAAACTCTTCGTAATCAGAAGCGTACTCTTCTAGTTCTTTCCTGGAAAGATTTGCTTTATCTGCCTGGGTTGCACCGGAATCTACCCATACCTTCATCTCTGGTAAAAAATGTTCGCCTATTAGATATATCTTGGTTTTAGGTAGACCACGTTTACGCAGACCCCAGTAATTCAGCATTACGTTTGTTACTCCAGAACGCTCTAACAGTGTACGATTTGAGGGTATTTCTACCCCACCAAAAATAATCATTGTTATCCCAGTAAATACTCTATTAATTGTGGATTGTCTTTAAGAACCATTAATAAGGTTTCTTCATACATACCAATAAAATAGTGCTCTGTATCATCAAAATTTAGCTTTGACGGCATCTTACTGCCTGTAAAAAAAGTAAAACGAATGGCATGAAGGATTTCATGCATTAAAACTTGGCGTTTACGAGTGTCAGACGCGTCTTTGTCGATCACTATCATATTGCGACGTTCTAGTGTATAACCGTAGTTATCCTCATACAGCATTCCGTCTTCTTTAGAAGTATGCTCTACTACAGTCCAGTTCTGAGTCCCTATTTTAATATTAGTTGGTAGTTTACTCAAAATTTAGTCCTTCAGTCCGTTG